AACCTTGTCCGCGACAACGCACGGGAGCGCTTCTCAGCGATCGACGCGCGCTCCGCGGCTGGTTTCTCGACCAGGCTTCGGGGCTTCGGCACGGTGGTCGTGGAGCAGCGCAGAGGGCGCACAACAGGCCAGCATCCGGAGTTTGGCTCACTGCAGATGAGCAGGGCACTCCTGCCGGCACGCTCGCAGGAGTTCCCGAAGGTGGTCGATCACCTAGACAGCATGCTCGACCGACTAGGAAGGGAGAACGGGTTTTGAAGTTCAAGGCGAACGGCAGAGTGCTCGAGGCCGACAACATGCGCGTGCGCGAGGTCTGCGAGGCAGAGCAGGCGCTCGGTGTCAACCTGGGCGAGACCGGTCTATCGGGGCAGCTGGCGGTGCAGTTGTTCGTTGCGCTTCGGCGTGAGGATCCTGAGAAGTCACCGGGCCTGCTGGCCGATGAGGTCTGGGCGACCGAAATGGAGTCGATCGGTGAAGCCGATGAGGAGGTTGAGGCGGACCCCCCGGCGGAAGCTCCCGGCGGCGAAGACGACCGGGAGAATCCCGAAGAGGACCCCGAGAACCAGCAGACTTCTGGACCCCTGCTCTCGGAAGTATCGGCGTCACGGTAGGAGTAGAGGACTTGTCGCTCGAGCAGATCCACGATGCGTATAAGGCGCTGAACAATGGCGCGTGAGCTCCGCGTCGAGATCATCGGCGATGCGCGATCACTCAATCGCGCGCTCAACTCCTCACAGTCCACCACCAAGGGCTTTGCGAACAACATCAAGAACATGGGCAAGGTCGCGGTCGGTGTTGCCGGTGCCGCAGGGATCGGTGCTCTCGTCTACGGGCTCAAGGCGGGAATCAACGAGTTCAAGGAATCGCAGCTAGTCGCTGCTCAGACCAACGCGGTGCTCAAGTCCACCGGTGGCGTGGCAGGCATCACTGCCAAGCACGTTGACGACCTAGCGACCTCGATCATGAAAAAGACCGGGATCGACGACGAGGCGGTCAAGACCTCGGAGAACCTGCTTCTTGCCTTCACGAACATTCGCAACGAGGTCGGCAAGGGCAACGACATCTTCGACCGGGCGACAAAGATCGTGCAGGACTATTCGGTGCGTACCGGCAAGAGCGCAACCCAGGCCTCGATCGCCTTCGGCAAGGCGCTGCAGGATCCGATCAAGGGTCTGGGCGGTTTGAGTAAGGCCGGCGTGATCCTCAGCGAGTCGCAAAAGAAAACGATCAAGAGCATGGTCGAGTCCGGGCACTCGATGGAGGCGCAGAAGTTCCTGCTTGGTGAGCTCGAGAAGCGCTACGGCGGCGCTGCTGAGGCGGCGGGCAAGACGCTGCCGGGACAGATCAACATCCTCCGGGAGAGCTTCAACAACTTTGCCGGAGACCTGGTTGCAAAGTCCATTCCTGCGATCGAGAAACTGATCACGCTGATTCGCTCCGAATGGCCGAAGACCGGCGCGGCAATTCAGACCAACTTCCAGACCACGATCAAGCCTGCGCTCGTCGACTTCGGGAACCTGAACAAGCAGCTGGCGGCGACCGTGCGTGCCAACTGGCCGATCATCTCTCCGATCGTCAAGGCGACTGCAGCCATCGTGCGCTCGCAGATCAACGCCATCGCTGCGACTGCCCGAGCGCTCACGTCGCTGCTCAGAGGGGACTGGGGGCAGGCCTGGGCCTCAGCGAAAAAGGCAACGCTCGAGCAGGCGCGTCCTATTCAGATCGTCGCCGTCGCTGCCTTCGATGCTGTTCGTGGTGCGGTGAGAGCAGCAGGAGCCGCGCTCGGAAACATCGACGCGGCCTTCAAGCGTGCGAACAGGGCTGCCAACGCTCTGACTATCAAGGCCGCGGTCGGTGCATTTCACGCTCTGGCCGATGCGGTCATGACCGTGGTTCATGCGGTCGAGGCGCTGATCGGAGCTCTGGGGAGGATTCACGTCCCGAAGATTCACCTGCCTTCGGTTGGCAGCCTCAATCCGTTCAGAGCAGATGGCGGTCCCGTCAAGTCCGGTATGAGCTATATCGTCGGAGAGCGTGGGCCGGAATTGTTCACGCCTGGTCGCAGCGGTGGCATCACGCCTAACTCAGCGCTTAGAGGCGGCGGCGGAGGCGGCGGCATGACCGTGCAGTTGGTTCTGCCCGATGGTCGCATGGTTGCCGAGTGGCTGATCGACCCGTTGAAGAACGCTGCGGCGGTTCGCTCGCAGCGCACAGGCAGGCCGGTGTTCGGCTAGATGGCCTATCCCTGGTCTCCTAACTCGACCTGGGTCGACGGCTCTGGTGGCGGCACTCCGGTCAGCGCTGCTCGCTTGAACAACCTCGAGGCTGGCGTCAAGGCAGCTGCAGCGCAAGGCGTGAGCTCCACGCCTCCCGGCTCTCCCGTTGACGGGATGATCTGGCGCCTTCCTGCTTCGGCCGGCAGCGGCGTCTATTGGTTCTTTATCTACGACTCCTCGCAGGCCACGAACAAGTGGGTGTTTATGGGAGGCCCGCCGCTATCCGGCGAGGTTGTCACTCAGGAAACGACTACCTCGACCACGTATGCAGCACTGGCGACTGCCGGTCCATCGGTTGTGATTCCACGTTCCGGTGACTACGAGATCACGACGGCCATGTACGGTCGGCACAGCGTCAGCGGCGGACAGGTGTTCATGTCCTACGACATTGGCGGGACTGGGGCGGTTGACGCCGATGCTGTCCAGGTTGATGAGGCAACGGCAGGAAATGGCGTTCACGTTTGCCGGTTCAGGGTCAAGGCTCTGACAGCCGTAACGCTTACGTCGAAGTACAAGCTGATCACGGCGGGTACGGCCACCTTCAAGGATCGCTCGATCAAGGCTCTGCCAATCAGGATCATCTGATGGCCTCGACCGGAACGGCTCTCTGGCCGGGAGCATCGACCTTTCCGAACACGAATGTCTTTCCCGGTCAGGACTTCCTGCCGATCGTGCGCTTCCTGCTCTCGACCGACGATCTCTCTGTGAACAATCCGACCTACACGGACTACTACACGCGCTTGCGCTCCTATGAAGTTTCTCGAGGCCGCGGCTCGGAGCTCGATGACTTCGACGCCGGCAGCGCAACGGTTGTAGTCGACGACCGTGACAGAACGTTTGATCCGAACGTCAACGCTCTGATCCGACCTCTAAACCGGGGCTGGCTCTACGTCGAGTGGTCCGGTGAGGTTCACGATCTGTTCAAGGGCTACGCCACGTCTTACATCGAGTCGTGGGATCAGAGCGGGATCGTTGACGCTGTGACCACGATCACTTTCGCTGATGAGTTCCTGGTTCTGGCGGCAAACGCACTTTCGGTGACCAGCCCTCCGCGTGACACATACGGCGATCTGGTGCTCTCTGACAACCCGGTGGGTTACTGGAACTTCAACGAAGACGCGACGCAGATCGGGCTGTTCCAGCCCACCGATGTGAGCACGCCGGATTTGACCGAGGCGCCAGAAGAAACCGGCATCGAGCCGTTGAAGCGTGGCGATCGCAGAGCATTCCCGGCCAAGCCGAGAAAGAGGCCTTAGTGGCTTCAGACTTCAAACTGACTCATGCGGTCGGCTCAACGACTGCTGGCGCGATTGTGGGATCTAACGAGACACCATTCGCAGCCGTAGACCTGTTCGGTGACGGCTCTGCTCAGTCCACGCTTACGACCGGCGACATTTCGATTCACGACCCTGGCGACTTCGGCGGTGCTTCGGAGTTCACGATCGAGTTCTGGTTCAAGTTCGACTCAGGGATCTCGAGCTCGGTTGCGTTCCTGATCGGCCCGGTCAGCACTTCCGGCGCCAGCCGGCAGTGGTCGCTGACCTACGGAACCTCTAGAACGATCACGCTGTCAGTGCTCGACTCCGGAACTATCGGACGCGGTGGAGTCTCTAATCCGCTTACCGCCGGCGACTGGCATCACATCGTTGTCACGGCCAGAGCAGGCGTGCTTTATCTCTACATCGACAACGTGCAGCACGTTGCTGATACGAACTGGGCCGGCAAAGTCGTAATCGACATGGGCTCGACCGCCAACCAGATGGACGTTCGGCTAACGGGTCCGATTGCCGCCGACAACGGACTCGATTTCTTCTGGGACGAGTTGGCGATCTACAACGTGGCGCTCTCCACCACGCGTATCGCAGCGCACTACCAGGCCGGCGTGCAGATGGGCTTTCCGGCGCAGTCAATCAAGGACCGCCTGAACGGCGTTCTGGACAACGTTGGAAGCTATGCGCCTCGGAGCTTCCAGTCGGGCGTTCGCAGCGTGATTCAGCGTTACATGAGCGGACAGAGCCCCTTGGAGGAATCCCGTCGAGCGGTCGAGTCCGATGATGTCGACGCAGCGCTCTTCACGGACGCTAGTGGTGTGCTCACCTTCCTAGCTGCCGATCACCGCTCCAATGCCCCTTACACGACCTCGCAAGCGACCTTCGGTGACGGCGGCGGCTCGGAGCGGCCTTACCTTGAGTACGAGTCCGACTATTCGCCCACCTTCTTGATCAACGATTGGAACGTCACGCGAACTACCTGGGGTCCGCTCACACCGATCACGCAGTCCGCTACGGATGCGACCTCCGTCTCGCGCTACGGCAAGCGCTCGATCTCGATCACCGATGTTCCGGTTTCGGCCGACACCAGCGCTGCCAACATCGCAACCGCGCTGTTGGCGAAATACAAGGATCCGATGCAGCGCGTGACCTCGTTCAGCCCGAAGATGGCTGACGGAGACGCTGCCCTAGCGGTCTACAACCTCGAGCTCATGGACAAGATCACGGTCAAGCGCAGGCCGCCCGGAGGCGGCTCGGTGATCTCGCAAGACCTGTTCGTGCAATCGATCACGCACGCAGGCACTCCGGGAGTTCCGCCCAGCTGCACTCTCGGCGTCTCACCGCTCTAGTAGGTTGTAAGCGTGGCTAGAACACCGATCCCGTTCAGGATCATCGGAACCGCGGAGTGGGGGGCGAAGAAGCCCAACGGCGCGATCATCCGAACCGGCAAGCCCGAGCGGATCATCTTCCACCACACCGCCGGCCACGTCCCGAACCTGGGAGCCGGCGAGCGCTACGACGAGGCGGTTGCCTACGCGCGAGCGATCCAGCGCCAGCACTTCTCGCAGGGCTGGGTCGACACCGGCAACAACTTCCTGATCACTCGAGGCGGATTTATCCTCGAGGGGCGGCACGGATCCAAGGCAAGCATCGATGTGGGAAAGATGGTTGTCTCGGCGCACTGCCCGGGCCAGAACGACCAGCCCGGGATCGAGCACGAGCACAACGGCAACGAGCGGATGACGCCGATTCAGTATCAGGCGTCCGTCTGGCTCCACGCCTACATAGCACGGCGCTGCGGGATCCTTCCTGGCAATATCCAGCCGCATAAGAAGTACTTTGCGACTGCTTGCCCGGGAGTGCTCGCAGCATCACTACCGAAGCTGCGACAGGATGTCGCGGCTGCCCTGGCGCCGGTAGATCATGACAACGAGGCCTGGTTCGACAAGTTCGGCCCGAAGCAGAAGCCGCCGTGGTTGTGGCCGCTTCTGCAGGAGTACGCCGAGCGGCTCTCGTAGCGATCTTCGGCCCGATAGGGGGTCCGGGCTTGTGGCAGCACTTCAAACGGGATGTCCTGATGTTTGCCCTCGGCGCTGGGGGATTCATCCATGAGCTCTTTTTCCAGACGTCCGAGAGGCCTACGGTGCTGTTCGTATGCTGCGCGCTGATGGGCTTGCCGTTCGTCTTGAACGGGCGAGGCGAGAAGAAGTGACGCTATGGCTGCGAAACCACCTGGGGCTGATCGGGTATCTGGTGCTCGCTATCGGCGTGGCGATCGGCTTCTACTTCCTCAACCAGTCGCGGACGGCGCTCTGCGCGCTCAGGCTCGACCAGGACCAGCGCATCGAGGCGCAACAGGACTCGATCATCCGCGCCCGCGACTTTCTCGTTCACAACCCGCACGGGGGATTCGGATTCACCCGTAAGGAGATACTGATTCAGGTGAGCACGCAGCAGCGGCTGCTCGATAACACTGTGCGCTCACGCAACGCGCTGGATTCCCTCTGGTGCGGGAAAGGCACGCAATGAAGTACCTGGCCCTCTTGCTCGTTCTGCTGGTGGTGGCGCTTCCGAGCTCCGCTGCCGGCGTCGACCCGAAGCCACCCAAGCCTCTGCTCGAGGCGAAGATTGTTCCGCTCCGGACCCAGATCGCCCGCCTGAACAAGCGCGTGACCGCGCTCGAGGCGAAGTCGGTCAAGCAGGGGAGCGTGATCGGCGACCTGCAGAAGAACCTGGCGGCGCTCCGCACGATCGTCTGCCTGCAGTTGCCGTCCGCCTGCTGAGTCAGGCTCTGGGCATGAAGCTATTTCAGGATCATGCCTTCCTGCTGTTCTGCGGGCTGGTGCTCGTGGTTGCCAGCTATACCGTGATCGTGATTGTCGGCAAGCCCGTCGACGAGCGCCTGATGGGAATCGGATTTGTGGCGCTGATCGGTGCTCTCGCCGGGCGCTCCGACGGTAAGGGCTGACCCACTCTTGACACCGTCTGCCCCGTGGTCTATAGTGGGGCTATGCCGGAGACAGAGTTCACCCACAAGCACGAATTTGAGTGTGACCGCTGCGCCGCTAGCGCATGGTTCTACCCCGAAGAGAAGATCATCCAAGGCCTCGGCTGCGATTGCGGTGGCGCTTGGATCGACGTGACTGGTCCCGAGCCGATGCAGGGTGAGCCGGAGGCGGATTTTTCTACCCTGCTTCTCATGAGAGGCGTATGTAATGGACAGTATCCGCATGCCGATCACTAGCGACCTACAGAATGTCCGCGTCCGGCTGGAACCCGGAACACTCGCCCTGCTGCAGGAGCGCGCCAAGGCCAACGAGCGCAGCTTGGCAGCCGAGGTCCGGTACATCGTCAAGTGCTACCTCGAGGAGAAGCGCGATGCGTGAGCTAGCCCTACTCTTTCTCGGCGCCTGGTTGATCGAGGCGGTGCTGCTGGCGGCGGTGGTACTGCGATGACGCCGTGCGGCATCTGCGGCCAGCGCCCGGATATGTGCGGCGACCTGCCCGACGACTTCCGCGAGGTTGTGGTGCGCAACGGACGCATCGCCCGCGCTTGCCTTCGCTGCTGGTTTCTCTGGCCCGACGAGCACAAGCTGTTCCCACGGCATGGCTATGGGCGTATCCCGTACGCACACACCAGCAACGAGGTCTACGACTTTGCAAGATCGGTCGGTTCACCCACTGTCCCGGCCGAGGGCGAGTCCACTGCGGCGGACTTTCCCGACCCGGCCTCCGCGTCTGCTGGGCCGCGATCCATGAGGCGCGGAGGCCACCCCCAATGAACGAGGAGATCGCCATCATCGAGCACGAGGAGCTCGAGCAGCGCGCGCCGGCAAACCTGTTCGGCGTACAGGATCCCGAGGCAGTGATCGAGCGCGCCTCCGCGGTTGCGACCTCGCTCAAGAAGGTTCTCGACAAGCAAGGCCTCGTTCAGAAAATCGGCGAGCGCGAGCATCCAAAGGTCGAAGCCTGGACACTGCTCGGCTCGATGCTCGGAGTGTTCCCGGTCTGCGTCTGGACGAAGCCGCTCGATAACGGATGGGAAGCGCGCGTCGAAGCGCGCACACGAATGGGAGAGGTAGTCGGAGCAGCGGAGGCCGAGTGTCTGCGGTCAGAGAGGCGCTGGGCCTCCGCTGACGACTACGCGCTGCGCTCGATGGCGCAGACCCGCGCGACATCCAGAGCGCTCAGGCAGCCGCTCGGATTCGTAATGACCCTGGGGGGCTATGACGCCACCCCTGCCGAGGAGATGCCTGCGCAGAGCTCTACAGAGGCATCTGGTGACGTAAAGATGATCACCAATGCGCAGTTAGGAAAAATTGGCGCAATGTGCAAAGAGCTCACAGAGAAATACCCGCCGGCAGAGGGACAATTGTCCTGGGAGGGCAATGTTCGAGAGCGTTACAAGGTGGCAAGTCGCAAGGATATGACCCGGCAGCAGGCCTCCGACGCTATCGAGTGGCTCGAGGGCCAGAAGGTGCCGATCTGATGGTTACCTGGCGCCAGGACTGCTTGCTTGAAGCTCACGGTGATGAAGTGCGCTCAACGCTGGTCTTCGCTATGGCGCGTCTCAACGATTCTCTTGAGGATCTCTGGCTGACACTCTTGGATGCGTTCAGGCGATGAAGCAGGCAGACCATCGAAAGGCCAAGGCCTCGATGCACTCGCAGCCGAACTCCTGCGGGCGGATGATCTCGATCAACTACGGCTTCAAGTTTGCGTGCTCGAACCTGCGCCCGTGTCCTGTTCACGACAAGGCGCCAATCCCGGCGCCACGATTCCTAGAGGGGGAGCAATGAAAGCACTGACCTGCGCCGGCCTGGTGCTGGCGACCTTTGCCATCTTTGCGATGTTCGGGAGCTACAACGCCCGGGCAGGGAAGGCGATCTACCACACCGCGCCGTCCAACTGCGGCAGCCCGAAGACGTGCGGGTATTACGACTTCGACCAGTCGAGCGGGGGCTACACCTACTTCAACGTTCAGGAGTACCCCGGCACCTACCTGCGCGCCGTCCAGTGCTGCGACGGGCACACGCACAACATCTGGCTGGCGATGAACTGGGGTCCGCCTGGTTGCTTCAAGACCAGCAACTACGGCACCTACTACAACAGCAACCTCAACACCTACAACGCCGGGGTGCTGGCGCTCGTCAACTACTCTTGTAGCGGCAGCGCGGCGGGAGCGATCAAGCAGGCCAATGCGGAGCTCACGGCCTTTAGCGCGGTGCCGCTATGAGCAGGCTCGCACTCATCATCGCGGCCTCGCTCGGCGCGATCGCCATCTTCGCCGGAGTCGCAAGAGCGGAAGAGTTCAACGTCGGCAGCGTCCGGCTCTACAACGGGACGCCCTGTGCGCCGTCCCAGTGCCAGCTGAGCGAAAGCAGCGCATACGGCTCGCATACGGTGGTAACGGGCTCGTCCCG